ATATTCTCATTCAAATCACAGTAATTCATGAACTTTCTCTCCCAAAGAGACCTATAAATAATATTTTGAGAGTCTCCTTTATATTTTTTAGGATTAGAGGGTCGGTATATCCCTTTATAGCTCATATATAGTAATAACAACTCAAACTTATTTATTAAGAACATGGGATTCCCGAAAAGGACTGATATATTTGGATCAAACCCTAATGAAAATAATATTTTAGATATTAGAGATACTATTGCAAGACCATCTCTTGACACTTTCTATGAGGTTGATTTTTCTTTTGGAAAAGCGGATAGATGGTTAGGATCAGTTAATAAAAATCGAACTCAAAGCAGGGGTTTTAGGAAAAAAATGTCTCTTCTATGTACACAGGCTGAAATTCCAGGCACGAGTTTTGTTCCGTCAACAGCAGTTGGACATCATCAGGGTATTCAGGAAGAATTTCCTAACTTAAGAAATTTTCCGCCACTAAACTTAGTTTTCTATTGTGATGCAGATCAGGTGATAATACAAGTTTTAGAGAGCTGGATGTCTTATATCAATCCAATTTTTACAGATTTAGAAACATCGCGAGCATACTCACGATTTAATTATCCAGAGGATTACAAAGAAGATATTAGCATTACTAAGTTTGAGAGAGACTCCTTTATTAGTGGTCGTAGTCGTGGTCGTGGTAGCTTTGGAACTGATATACGAGGGAGGGATTTTGATGATCCAGATGCATTCAATCAAGGACTCACCAAAGAGATATCTTATAAATCACATTATGCACAATTTAAATTTAAAAATGTATGGCCATCTAATTTAACATCAATGAGAGTTGCCTATGGTGACTCAAATGTGTTAAGATGTACTGTACAGTTTGCTTACGACAGATTTTTTTCAACTTATACAAAAAATGCAACACATAATCGTGCTGTTATTAGTTCAGTTGATGATGTTGTGAATACAAATGCTACTCTAGAAGCTGTTGAGAGACAAAAAGAACACGATGATCTTACCACATCACAGTATCAAAAAAATAGAGCCAAATTAAATGCTAGTAGAAGAAATCAGGGAAATGGAACACCAATTGGAGAGCTATCCAATTATAGAACTCGTAGAAGAGGTAGCGGAGCTCGCTAAATAAAACACTGAATCAAATATTATGCCCTTACCAACCATTGAAACTCCAACCTATGAGTTGAAGTTGCCATCATCAAGTAAAAGAGTTAAATATAGACCCTTTCTTGTGAAAGAAGAAAAAATATTGATTATTGCTCTTGAATCAAAAAATGAAAATGAGATTACAAACGCTGTGACAGACGTTTTGAAGAAATGTATTTTGACAAAGGGAGTTGATGTTGATAATCTACCCACATTTGATATTGAATTTCTATTTTTAAATATTCGAGCTAAATCAATTGGGGAGGATATTAAATTAACCGTCACCTGTCCTGATGATAATAAAACGAAGGTTCCAGTGACAATTTATGTTGATGAAATTAAAGTTCAAAAACAAAAAGGTCATAAACCTGATATTGTCTTGGATGACAAGATGACTCTTCGGATGAAATATCCATCTCTTAATCAATTTGTTAAAAACAATTTTAGTGTGGATGATGAAGCAGACACAATGGTTGATAAAACTTTTAGAGTTGTAGCTGATTGTATTGATACCATTTACACTCAAGAGGATGCATGGGATGCTAATGACTATACTCCACAGGAGAGACTAGACTTCGTACAGCAATTAAACTCAAAACAATATAAAGAGGTTGAAAAGTTTTTCTCAACAATGCCTAAATTATCTCATAAAATTGAAGTCGTAAATCCAAACACAAAAGAAAAAGGTAGTGTTGTTTTGGAGGGTCTGGCTGATTTTTTCGCCTAAGTATTGCAAGAGAGGATCTTGAATCTTATTTCCGTATCAATTTTGCTCTCATGCAATACCATAAATATAGCTTGACGGAACTCGAAAATATGATGCCTTGGGAGAGAGAAATTTATGTCGCTCTTTTAAAGCAATATATTGAGGAACAAAATCTAAAGAACCAACAACAACAAGGTGTTCAAAGATATGGATGAGGAAAATAAAAAAATAAATCTGGAATCTTTTTTCAAGAGAGTTAATTCTGTTGAACAGATAGCTAATTCTGCCTTATCAAGAGCAAATTCAAACTTAGGAATTAATAATAATCAAAAATCATTAATCGAGAGTCTATCAATTTCGATAGAAGCGATGCAGACAAAAATTAGAGATATTGCAAATTATATAATTGTAGAGAAAAAGCTGGAAGCAGATCGTGAAGAGGATAGACGTTTAGAAGCTGAGGATGCGGAACAAAAAAGACAGATGACTGAGAGAGCTGCTGCGATGGGTGAGACAGGGCCTCAAAAAGAATCAGTCAAACCAGCGGAATCACAAGGAGGAGGTGGAAGTTTTCTTGGTGGACTCATAAAAACTTTAGGCACGTTGATGGTTGGAGGTTTTGCTCTTAAATACATCGCTCCTGTCATCTTACCAAAATTACTTCTCCTTGCTAAGTCAAAACTTTTACCTCTCATTGGAGCTGGACTTAAAACTGCGGTTACAACAAGTTTTAAGTTTATTGGTGGAGCGCTTTCAAAAGGATTTTTGCCATTAGTTGGACTAACATTAATTGGTAAAGCTTTCAAACCTATAGTGGAAGGAATTAAAGGTACATTTGATGGTGTATCAAATTTTTTCGCTGGTAAAATTGATTCCATTTTTAAAGAGGGTGGTGGTGATGTTGGTGGAACAGGTGTCAGTTCTGGTTCTAACATGGGTGCAACAGATCCCACTGTAGCAACTGACATGACTGATACTCTCACAGGAGAGGGTTTAATTGAGAATAAAGAAAAGGGTGGTGCAGCAGCAACGATAGCACAAGAGAGTGGTAATGAAAACAATGATAATTCTTCTTATGATCCTTTTGCAAATGAGGTTAAACCTAATTTGGGTGTAAAAGATGGCGATCAAATTGCTATGATTGATGAAAAAAAATCTGATTTGGGTAAAAAAGATAGTTTTGAGTTATCGGGAGCAGCTGAGAAACTTATTGGAGGGGATAAACCTTTTCTCAAGGCAATTAAAGATTTATCTGAGAAACGTGGAATTAACCAATCTGAGTTATTAGGTTTGATAGCGTCAGAGTCTTCATTCGACCCTAAAGCTGTTAATAAGGATACAGGCGCAACAGGTTTAATACAGTTTATGCCTGAGGTTGCAGAGAGTTTAGGAACGACTACAGATGAAATACAAAAGATGAGTAGAGCTGAACAAGTAAAACTCATAGATAAGTATTTTGACATGAATAAATTGCCAGATAATCCAACCGCTGGTCAATTGAAAACAAATGTTCTTATGCCAGCCTACACCGATAAAAGTGATGATTTTGAGTTGATGACTAAAAATAAAAAATTTACTGATGGTGAGACAGGTAATCCAAACACATACTCTCAAAATAAAGGTTTAGATTATAATGAAGATGGTTTTGTCACTGTTGGAGAGGCAGGAGAAAGTGTAACAAAAAAAATGAAAGAGTTTGGTATCAAAGATTTAAATGTGGAACCAATTAAAAAAGAAATAGATAATCAAAGTCTATCACTCTCTCAAAATCTAGAAACAACTGATAAGTTAGTAAACACAGTGTCGTATCAATCAGGAGTTGATAATAGAGATCAGAATAGTAGTGTATTAGTTCAAAGTAAACCAGCACAAGTTACAATCGCATCAATAAAAAAAACATCAAGCCCCGTGGCTTTTATCAAGTCAAATAAAAATAAATTCTTATCCATTAACGAGACAGAATTACCACCAGAAGTTCTTAGAATGATAACCTAATGTCAGAAGCTAAATTTCTTGTAACCAAATGCATGTTGATGCCTAGTGAGAGTTCTTCTCTAAAAGAACCCTACGAACTAGGTCTTGGAAATCCCATTATCGATTATTATGAAAGCATAGAAAGTCCATCAATTTCAATGACTGTCACTTTTATTGATATTGATCAAGTCATAGGTCGAGAAGGAATCACTGGTGGTGAGTATATTGATCTGACAGTCAAGGATGGAGATGTAGATGAGTTTAAGATCACATCTAAAAAACAAAAGTTGATACTCAACTCTGTGAGAAACATGATAACTGAGACAAATAAACAGGTTGCAACTCTGGAGTTTGTTTCAGTCGAATCAATCATTAATGAAACCGCAAGGGTGAATAAAAAATATACTGGTAATGTTTCTGAGACTGTAAGCAAATTGTTAACTAATGGAGAAGGATCTGATAAAAAAGGAATTCAAAGTTCTAAAAAATTGGAAAAAGATGATGCTCTTAACTCGTATTCATTTGTTGGTAATTTAAAAAGACCTTTTGATACAATTCAATGGTTGTGTCCAAAAACTCAATCATCATCAAAAGATTTTGGTTTTTTATTTTATGAAACTTTGGATGGTTTTGTTTTTAAATCAATTAAGAGTTTATTAGAGCAAGAACCGATAACATATACTCAAACAGATAAACCTGGCGATCAAGGTTTCTTCAAAATTTTACAAAATAATTTAAATCAAACAAATGATATTGGCATGAACATGAGAATGGGAATGTACGCCAATCGAACTTTATATATTGATATTGAGAATCAAACATTTGAAGAGGTTGATTTTAAAATTTCTCAATTAGATTTAAAAAAACCACCTAAATTATTAGATGGTATTGAGGATTTTCCAACTCGATTGATGCTTCGTGTAAATGATTTTGGAGTTGCACAAAAGGGTGCGAAGAAAGATGAAGTTCAACCATTAAGTGAGCTTGCCGTTTATCAAAATAAGTCTTATGTTAGGAATAACTTATTATTTTCACAGTCTATAAATATCTCAATTCCATTAAATACGACTTTGAGGGCTGGTGATGTGATTAATATTAAATTACCAGTCAAAAAGGATGATGAAGGTTCTAAAACAGATTCTTATGGAAATGAGAGAACGAATGATCCTAGTGGTAGATACTTATTATCAGAATTAAGACATCTAATTGGTGGTGGTAGTGCTGAAACACAACTTAAATTAATTCGTGATGTCTTCACCGCTTAAATAGTAAAAAATAGCTAATCTTATGAAATCAATCGAAGACCATATGGAATACGATAAGAAAATTATCGATGATCCACAAGCAAACCCAGCAGCAAGAAGACATGCTAAAGAGGAGTTGCATGAATTAGAGGAATATGCAGAACATCATAAAGAGGAGATCGCAGCAGGCGATCATCATGATCCAAACGCCTTAGAATTATTCTGTGACAACCATCCAGATGAACCTGAGTGTTTAATTTACGACGACTAACAGATGTATCAACCATCAACTAATTTTATAGGAAAAGATCCAATGCGGTGGTGGATCGGTCAGGTGACTGATCCAGAGAAAGGAAAGTGGGGAGATTCCTTAGAAAAGAAAGAAGCTGAAGATGATAAAGAAATTTATTCACATCGTTGTCGTGTTCGCATTGTTGGATATCATGGATGTGAGGATGATCTAAAAGATGAAGATCTACCTTTAGCTCATGTTTTATTACCACCAAATACCTCAACAACTGGCGGACAGGGACAATCAATGCAGTATCAAGGTGGAGAAGTTGTGGTTGGATTTTTCTTTGATGGTGATGATGGTCAACAGCCAGTTATCTTTGGAACAATGTTTAAACAAACTTTCATCAAGGATAAACTGACAAACGCAGAGTTTAATGCAAAGAAACAAACTTGTTTTAAACCTTATACACCACCAGCGGTAAGAGCATCTGCTGGTAAACATGTAACTTACAATTCTGGAGAGAACGGAAAAACTGAATGGTCTGGTGGAGTTGTTAAAGCTGCTGGTGCTGGAGAGAAAAAAACTACTTCACAAGATCAATTTAATGAGGCTACAAATATTAGAGTTGATAATGCCACTGCATGTCAAGATAATGAGTTATCAAAGATAACAAATACAATGAAGGATTTTACCCAAAGACTAAAAACCCTTCAAAAATTAAATTCATCTGACGTATTTGTAAATCCAATTTACGGTGGCATTGTTGATATGCAATCAGAGGTAAAATTAACAGCAAATAAACTTCAAAATTCTATGACAAGAATAGTCCGTCGTGGCCGTTCTTGGGTTATAAATGATACATTAGATAAATTATCGAAAACTTTAAAAGATAAAACTCCCTTACCTTTAAGATCACAAGCTGGATCAGCGACTAAAGATTTAACCGATGTGATGTTCTGCAATTTTGAAAAAATACAGGATGAATTATTAGATTATCTTTCCAAAAGTTTGGAAAATATGATCGGTCAAGTATTAGATATTCCCACATGTGGTATTGAAAACTTTTTGGGTGATATGTTCGGACAGATTAATAATATTTTAGATACTCAATTGGGTGGTCTATTTGATCAATTGAACAATATTCAAGGTGGCGGAATCGCTTTACCAAGTAAAACTTTTTCAAAAGGAATTAAGTTCGCAAACATAATCACAAATGCTCTTGAATGTGATGCACAAAACTGTCCAGATAATTCTACATATTCATCAAAAAGTGGAGTTGGTTTATCAATTGAGGATAAGTTTGATGATATCATTAGTAAGATGGGAATAAGTTCTTTATTAGATTCTACTTTGAGCAATATTGAAGATGCAATTCCAGCATTACCAACTAAACCAGATTGTGATACAAATGTTCTTAAATGTGGGCCACCTAGAGTTGACTTTATTGGGGGTGGTGGACAAGGTGTAACTGGTAGTGCAATTGTGAATGTTTTAGGACAGGTGATTGGTGTTGCGATTGGTGATAGTGGATTTGGATTTAGAGAACCACCTTTACTCTCATTTGTTGATGGATGTGATAATGGATTTGGCGCTGGTGGTTATCCAATTATGGGTCAAGTTACAGATCCAAACGGAAATGAATCTCTTGGTGTGACAGGTGTTGTAATTACAAGCCCTGGCCAAAAATATTTGCCAAACACAACGGAAACAGACTTTGATGGGAATGTCAAAGAAATAATTCCAGATCCAAACGCAAACTATGACGGTTCAGTTTCTTATGTAACTACATTGGATAGTGTTGTTGTCGAAAGCACAGGATTTGGATATGATGATAATGATACTGTTTCGGTGACTGGTGGATCTGTTGGTGATTCTTTAAGTCCTACAGTTGACACAGCATTTGATGGTGATATAATAGGTGCTGGTGATGTAACTGGTGATGTTGTAACTGATGTCGCTGGAACTGGTGCTGGTGTTGGCGCTGGAACTGGTGTTGATGCTGGAGCTGGTGTTGGTGCTGGTGTTGGTGTTGGCGCTGGAACTGTCACTGGTGCTGGAACTGGTGTTGGTGCTGGAACTGGTGTTGGTGCTGGAACTGGAACTGGTGCTGGTGCTGGAGTTGGTGTTGGTGCTGGTGTTGGTGCTGGAACTGGTACTGCAACTGGTGGTTTTGTTTCTGGTGATGGTATCAGCAATAATGGAGTTCAAATTCCTGGCCAAGCTGAGGTTGAATTAATCATTTCTGATGGTAGAATTGAGGGAGCAAATGTCATAAATGGAGGATTTGGATTTACTTCACTTCCAGATTTAACAATAAATAGTGATACTGGAGCTCTTGCTAAATTGACCCCAGTTCTTAAATTTACTAAAGTTGATGATGCAACACAACTAACTGATACTAACATTCCTTTCGATAGGAATTTACCTCAAAGTGCTGTTATAACTGTAATTGATTGTATTACAAAATAAAATGCCAAAACCAAAAGATAATAAACAACCAGAAATAAAAAAATATAAAAGATTCCAATTCCAGAGCGGTCAGGACACTATACACGGAATGACAAATTTCGAGGTTCAGACACAGGAAGCACAAACCTTTGGATTTTATGCTGATACAGGACAGGGTAAATCTGAAGGAGGTGGGCCTGGAACTGGTAAAGCAGTTTTATATACGCCAGGATCATCAACTGAAGTTCTTGGTGAGGGTCTAAAAGTGAGAAACGCTGGTGATGTTGTTCAACTTCCAGCAAAGATTATAAAATGCAAAAGAGGTGATACCATTATTGAGTGTGAGAATGGAGATATCACAATAAGAGGAAGAAATATTAATATTGAAGCTGTGGGTGGTGGTCAAGATGGAGTAATTAATATAAATGGAAATCGAATCATAGATGTAAATGCTCCTGACATTAGACTTCAAGGAGAAAAGATATCATCAAAAGCAACGAAAGATTTAAGTATGATTAGCGAGGGTTTTACAGAGATGAAATCTGCTTTTACTATGATTGCGAGTCAAGCTGATGAGGATTTTGGTGTGATGGCAAAAACTTTGCAGGAAGCGACAAGTATTATTAAACCAAAAATAGGTGAAGCAACTAAAGCGATTGAGAAAAAATTAGAGAAAAAATTCAGTGAAATAGATACTGATAGTCTTGATCAGGTGGGAGATGCGTTGGAAGGAATCGCAAATCAAGCTGGCGAAGCATTTGGTAATGTATTTCCTGGCTTCGGTGGGGGTGGTTAATGAATATTTCTAGGGAACAGGTAGATAAACTAATTGTAGGAACAAATGATGTCTCTTATGTTGAACCTGACATATCACCCACTGGAACTGCTGTCCTAAATGGCCCTGTCTATATTGGAAAACCAACAGCATCACCATCATATGAGGCTTTTTTAAATGTATCATCAAATGCTGCAGAACAGAGTCCAATTGATCGACAAGCAAAAGCGGAAGCAAATCTTGCAATCAAGTCTGATGGTGATGTAAAGATAGATGGTGATGGAAAAACTTCTTTTTCTTTAGAAGTAACAGGTGGTGAGGTTCATTTCACTAATGATCTAATATGTGATGCCATTTCTCCTAGAAGTTTAGCAGCTAGATTTGGAGTTGCAGATAGTAGACCAAAACCATTTGATATTCCGCACCCAACAAAGGGTGATGGTCATCGACTTCGTTATGCGTGTATTGAAGGCCCTGAAGTTGGAGTTTATTATCGTGGCAGACTTAAAGGTAAAAATATTATTGAATTGCCAGATTATTGGAGAGATCTTGTTCATGAGGATAGTATCACAGTTCAATTACAACCAATTGGTAAGAATCAAGATCTTGTAATTGAGAGTTTTAACAGTGGATATGTAGTGATTGAACTTGGTTCAAATCAAGATTTTTTAACTGGTGAAATACTAATTGATTGTTTTTACCACGTATATGCTGAAAGAAAAGATGTGAATCCACTCATAACTGAATATGAAGGTAATGATTGTTTTGATTATCCTGATCCAAATTATAAACCTGACGCTATAAATCCACGATATGATGATCCTAAGTTTTCAGGCCCACCCAACACAATCACAAGTTGATAAATAAAACAGAAGAAAATTTGTACATAGCCCAATAAGATGCCTCTTTCAAGACTGGAGAATTTTCTAAAGAATA